TTATCTTTTCGCTCTTTTAGTTTTTTCGGCTTCAGCTTCTTTTTCCTCTTCGATGAACTCTTTCATTTTTGCACTAACCCATGGAGAAACTCGAATTCCCTTCTTGCCCGCATAATTACAAAGCTCATCATATACGTCTGGCTCCAAGGTGATATTCACGGCTTTCCTTACCAGCATAACCACCCCCAATAAGGTGATTATATACCCAAAAGTTGGGTTTGAGTTGGTTGCGCTTATTCATGCGCATTACTGCGCATAATGCGTCTTTAGCGAAGTTAAGTTCCAATACTTTTGATCTTAAAAGGAGGAAATTATTTGACATTGGATCCGATAATGGCTGATATGTAAAATAAGACTACCAAGAACATGGCAGTCTTCAGTGTCTTTATCATTTTAGCATTTCTATTGAATTTGAGTCTCTTTCACGAGGAGTTTTCTGAATAAATCGGTTATCCATTTTGATGCATAGGCTATAAATAAATGACTAATGAATAGGATAAGATAGGCAAACCCTCCTCCACTTGGTCCTAGCTTAGTAATATTAATGCCAACCAAAAAGGGCTTTGCAATAAAGGCAAAGAAAATGGCAGGCATCGTCGCATATAAGTAAAAATTTTTCTTATGGTTTAATGTCCACTGGTAAATGAGCATAAAAGTTACTGGGATACAGGAGGCATCTAATGCAAAACTAATTGGATAGATGGGGATTAATTTGTATAAATACGTCCACTTACCAAGATATACTGCCGCAGAATCCACATATGATTGCAAAATGTGAATGCTAAATCCAAAGAAACCTAGATGGAACATCCTTCTTCTGTCAATAAATAAGTATAATACAATTAACGGTAAGATCAATAATACAACCATAAACCAGAAATGCCAATCATTATACGATGAATATTGATTCCAATATTTCATCTCCAACGTTGTTAGTTCTTTTTGCATTTCAACAAGGTGATTAAATGCTCCTAATTGTTCCTCTCCCATGCAATCCACATTCTCCATTCCCTATTTATTCTTTTCGTAAAAAATTATTGTTTACAATTCCCCCCGAATTATTCACCAAATTTATTTTTAATCCGTTTGGAATGTTATTGGGTTCGCTAAACTCCCAGTAATCGAAGTTTTAGTTACACAATTGGCGCCCAAACTGTCCCACTAAAAATGAATTCATATCCCGTGCGTTCTCGCGACACCTTGATCCTCCCTCTATTAGGACTACAGGCTTAATCAGTTGATAGGCAAGAATAATCATTTTGCTTGTATACGCGTTGTAAAGACAATGCAACCGACCCTTTCGTCTCTTTTTGAGCATAACAAAACGCCCCGTATTTCAGAGGCGTTTGTTAAACTGAGTATTGTTGCGCATAATGCGTCTAATACGCAGTTTACTTTTAGAATACAAAACGAGACACCTCTTCGGTATCTCGTTATACTACCACAAACATCGTCAATGAAAGCGTAGCTTACAGTCCAATAACCATACGTACTACTTTACTGTAAACTTCATAAATACTTGTTTTTTGATACCAACTTCTTTTATGGACTTAATGTTCTTTACCCATAGTATATAGTCACCGGGAACATAATTCTTATCTGGTTTAACCTCTATTTGCGAAAATCCGTTGACCACTGTAGCTGTGCAACTGATTTTTTGTTTAATTCCTTTAGAGTTAGTTACATAAACCTTACCGTTAAGGCTAGATTCATTTACCAGGCCACTTAGTTTAATTGTCCATACTTTACTTGGCCCAACTATAGGTGAGGCGGTTCCTATTTCAGTAGGTGCGGCTTCGATCTGCACTTTGTAAGTCGTTGTCTTAGCACCAATTGTAATAGTGAGAACCTGATCAGTTGCTACTACTGCGCTGTTGAAACCGGTTATATTCGTGGCAGTTACTGTTTCCTCTTTGGTGCTGATGTCACTATACGTTCCTGTGACGACTAAACCTGTTAGGTCAAGCGTGTCTCCTACGTTGTAGATTAGTGTCGTCGCCGGTGTTGTGATTGCTATGCTGTTAAGCACGACGACTGGGGCTGCTTTGATCTCTACATTATAGGTTGTGGTTTTGCCTCCAATAGTGATCGTCAACGTTTGGCTTGCGGCTGGCGCTGTACTATCAAAACCCGTTATATTTGCAGCGGTTATGCTCTCAGCCTTAGTGCTACTATCGCTATAAGTTCCGGTTACTACAAGTCCTGTTATATCTAGTGTATCACCGATGCTATAGCTTAATTTGGTGGCTGGGGCAGTTATGGCTATACTTTGCAGGGTATTGTCTATAACTGCGATTGTTTTCGTCCCTGTAATGGCTGAACCGTCATTAGCTATTGCTGTTACGGTTACAGTTCCTAATCCCGTTCCTGTTAGTAAACCAGTTGCATTGATTGTTGCTGTTCCAGTTCCTGGTGCTACTGACCAACTTACAGTCTGATCGTCTGCATTTACTGGCAGAATAGCTACACTCATTTGCAGGGTTCCAGCATTAACTACCGTAGTTACATTTCCTGCACTTGTCACAGTGATACCAGTGACCGGAACAGCCGCTAGGACTTGGCTGCTAAAGCACAATAAAATAGCCATCATCATTATACCGATAAGAAATGTATTTATTTTGCTAATTTTAAGCATTACCACTATATCGCCTTCTTTCATTTTTGTAGGTCTTAAACTCAGTATAATACTCTCTATCTTTTCCCATAATGTCCATACGGCACACCTTGATAGGACTTTGGACCTGATTTCTGAGAAGATGATAGGTGCTGGCATAAAAGAAACGCTCTTGTCTCAGGGCGTTTGCTGGACATAATGCGTCTTAAGCGAAGTAAATTTGCATTTAATCCCCTCTTCCAATTGCATAAGGAATCCTATTGTTCGGATCCGTATGTGCTTAAATGAAGGAATACTTGTTAATATGTTGAAATAGTAAATGAACTCTGTTGAGATCAATTTCGTGGATATTAAGATATTTGTAAGACGGCCTACGTTGACTAACGAAATGTTGTTGGGGCTCGTAACAAATACACGGAACGTTTTCGACCACCTTAGAAAGAGAGGGACTTATCAAAATGGAACCACATGAAAATTATCTTAGAAGAAAACCTGGAACAAAAGAGCATCAACAACTATTAGATATTAATGCCAATGTATTAGATGAATGTGTTAATTATGGGACACACTGTTTAACTTGGTGCACAGAGAAGATTACTAACCAGAATAATTACGAGCTTACCCCCATTATGCTAATACGACATGTTTTAGAAATCCTAGACTCAATCTCAGTTTTATATCGGCAAGGATGTATAAATTCCTCGGAACCACTTCTAAGAAGTCTATTTGAAGCCATTTTAGGTATAAATTATATTCTAAAAGAGGATACAAAGAGAAGGGCACTCGCTTATCAAATTAGCAACCAAATTCAACGACTTTCCACGTATAGAAAAATTGAGAAAAGTATTCTACAGAACAGTAAATTCCATAGCCACAAAACAAGGTTGGAAAAGCTTAAGGGCGGCATACTTTCCAATTCGCAGCAAATTCAAAGAAAAATCAAAAACAAAGAAGTTGTTAAAATCATAAACGAATGGTATAGAGTAAGAAACTTCCAAAAGAGAAATCCAAATTGGTTTTCATTGTTCGAAGGTCCTCAATCCATCCAAGCCCTAGCAGGTGAACTTGGTTATAGAGACTGGTATGACAGCTTATACCGCAAATGGTCAACCGGCGTACACGCAACAGATACGTTTAATAACATAGTTCGCCAGGGACAACGCGCGATGATTCTAGGTTTACGAGATCAGCGAAATCTTCAGGCCTATTCCAGTTTAGCGCTGAGCATGGCTATTACTACCTATCGTTCGGCTATTCAATATTTTGCTCCTCAAATGGAGATAGATTTTTCTCAATGGTATGTTTCCTCCATTCGAAATTGGTATCTAAGGTTAGCATCTGAAGAAAAATTAATTAACATATCCCGATAACTCTTAGCAAGTAATATCTAAGGACGCCAATAAATGGTGTCCTTTTTGTTCTCATCATGCGTTTTTAGTAAATATTAATTTTGAGCACATAATGCGTCTACTATGTAGTAGAAGGGCAAAGAAAAAAACACTCTGTGGTGTCTGCTTTGCCCTTTGTTGTAATTACTCTACTACGATTAGATTACCATATCCGTCGAGTCCAAGCGCCGTTAGGTCTGCCATTACTGCGACTGAGTACATTGCAGGGACCATTGCTAATGGGCCACCTGCTGGAATTTGTCGTCTATGATTCATAACCAAAGCCAAATACATATCTACCACGATATCACCTCCCCTCATCAGAGAGATGAGAAACCTAAACAACGACTTGAGCATCCAGTATAACCTGCACTTCTGCCCTGTATTTTTCAGGTACTTGGGCGAGTGGACCTCCTGACTCCATTTGTCGTCTACCCTCTTTTACTAACTTAAAGTACATATCAGCCATGTTTACACCGTCCCCTTATCAAGCATACCCTCGAACATTGTGCCGAGGACATCCATAATAGTAATATTATCGTCTTTAAGTTGAGCATTATCGGCTTGAAGCTTTGCGATTTGTTCTTCCAGTGTTGGTTTTGGTTCAACAGGAGTTGGTTCTGGTGTGATAAAACTTCCATCTGCTTGCATAATTTGTCCATATAATCCAGCGTCGCTAACAATCTCTCCTGGCTGTAAACCCGGTGAATTAATATAATCTTCGTTCAATCCAAACTTTATTTCTACAATTTTTTTATCCTCATTTAACAATATTATTCTCATATCTCATACCTCCTAAATAGGGTCTACGATATACCATTGTATATCTATAACTCCTTGACTGGGGTTTTCAATAGTTAAGGCATTTGCACCATTTATATACCATAGAGGTTGATATGTTGTATTTCCTAACCCACTATAACTAATAAAAACTTGGGCCTTAGGAGATACGGGAGAAATTGGAATGTTTACAAAACTTGTGGTATTTATTATTAGTTCCCCGCCTTGTAAACTTTTGATATTCGCAAATTCGATTATTGTCCATCGTATCTGCAATGGTATACCGTTTCCATGTCTCGAAAAATATAATTTATCTACAGCAGAAAATTTGACCTTAGGTAATATATAGGACCAATCTGAACCGGAGCCATCCGATCTAAAACCATCCAATACAACTATTGCTTTAGACAAATTCACTGGTGATATACTTGTTTCGTAAGTATTAGAATTAGTTGGAATAGTAGATATACCAAGTATGCTATTTTTTATAAGACTTCCACTGCTAACACCTAAATCTAATCCTGCTGGTTGAGATACTAAACCAGCCACACTCCCAAAATTCCTAATCATATCATCACCTACACTATCTGTTCTACTACGCCCTCGGCGGTCATAGTAACGTCTGTACCGGTATCTTGCTTTACTGAGAAGGTCTGCGTTCCAGTAAACACCAACTTAGTATCGATAATTGTGGACCCATTGGCTGGGAGAACTACGGAATTCATTATTTGGTTTGATGCTGCTGTTCCATTTTTATAAAAAGTAATGGTTCTTTGTGATGCCCCGGTATTACATAAGAAAATCTGCATCATTTGTGTCCTATAGCTTGTCGAAGCGTTTGTAAAATACGTTGCTACGCTGGCGGTTAAGGCCGATTGGCAAAGCTCTGTTGGTATACGATCCCCTAATGCCATTACGCCATTCCTCCCATGCTTAATATTCTTCCGATATTTAATCGGTACTGAGCTTCATCCGCCAAATGCGCAGCAACGGTTGTCTGATCGGCCTTGCTCGCCAAGGCAGTTGTGACGGATGCAGCAAAGCTTGCGTCATCGCCTAGTGCATCAGCTAATTCCTTTAATGTGTTTAAGGCTCCAGGGGCTCCGTTTAATAAAGCAGTTATTGCCGCATCCACCTTAGCCTGAGCTCCGGCAGGGGTTTCTTTAGCGGCCACGGCAGCATCGATTAAGTCAGCATTGCTGTTAAAGTCATCAATGTTGAAATTCTCAGTGGCCAGTGGCTTTTTTAGGTTTAGATTGGTCGTATAGTTAGGCAATCGTAGCACCTCCTATGCAATATTTCCTTCTCGCAACTGGTCGTATGTGTAAGTAGCCAGATGCCCGTGTGTGTAACTACTCAACTGCCCATAATTATTGTAGGTATACTCATAGGCAACTGTTAGATGGGCTGGCAAAGCCTGGCTGATCATAGCTTGTGCCCCTGTGATGTTGGGTGGTACCCCATGCTGACTACTGAACTTGATATGGACGATACCATTAACATTATCCTCAACAACCTCGACCTGGCCGTTAGTGTATGCACTCGCAATATCTATCAAATGTTGCTTGGTACATGTTCCCGGAATAGCCGCCTTGGCTAATATTTGCTCTCTGCGTTGGTCCTGTGGTAGCCCTGATATAGTCTGCACTCCATAGTAGTTTTCGTAATCCGTGAGTTTAGTGGTCGCTGTCTGGACAAAATTCTGGTTCAAGATATCTTGGATATTGCTCCACAAAAAGCGAAGATCCATTGCTTGCGTTTTCTGCTGTGTCGACAAGGCGGCACTAACAAAATCGGGGAGATAACTTATCATAGAGTCCAATATATTGCGTGGAAAATAATCCGTTTCAATGCTTACCGAAGCAACCCCAAACATGTGCGCGGCTGCACTCTTCAACCCAACGGCTGCAATAGCAGTGCTGGCCACCACACGCATATTCACGGAACCTTGCCGTATAGCCACAGCTTGTGCCTGTTCTATTGCTGTACCCTCAATATGCACACCGGTGTTAAATGCACCATAGGTATGCAATGCCAGTTGTGCGAACGTAGAACGATTAAGTTCTTCGTGCGTTGTCTCCAGGCTAATCAACATAACGCATCACGCCCTAATCTAATGTAACTTGTAGATAGTTTTGCGGGATTTTAAACTGATCGGACATGGTAATCGCTTTTGGGACCGCCAAGGTACCATAAAAGAGCATATTTCCACTGCTTGCCGCATCAAAGAGGGCAACATGTGTTATGGTTCCCCAACTCTCGCCAGTCACAGGGAAAAGAATGTCCGCTGAATTATTAATCATCCCAGAAACCGGAGTACCACTCGTTATTTTCTGGCGTGCATAACTGGCCGCTACAACCTCCGGGCCTGTTCCGGCGTCGGTAGGATCAGCAGTAAAAAGGGCTGCATAGACGTCGATCGCTGTCCATGTATCCTTTTTGAAGATTACGTTCAAAAGCTTGTTTTCAAGATAATCGCTCATTTGATAGCTCAAGTATCATTCCCCCTTATGTCGTAAAATTGACTGTACCCACAATCGCAACATGGTCAATTGCCGGAGTAATATTGGCCGTTCCGCCGTTGACTGTCAAGCCAGAATAATCCTGCACGCCTGCGCTGTTTAATATTGCATCGCCTATTTTTGCATAGCTCACATACGCCCCCTCGACAAAAGCAATTGACTTTAAGTAACTGATCAAGTTATTTTGAATTGTCGTGGTAACATCAGCCAGTACGCACCTCATCTGTAATGTCAACGTCGCTACAACATTAATTGTCAGCCCTGTGGCCGCCACAACCGTTACATCTGCACCGACTGGACGGACACTCTCAATGTGGCTTGCCACCGCCGATACTATACTGGTGTCTGCTGGTTGTTTGCTTCCATCTAATAGCACCACTTTTACGGTCAATGGTCCGTTCCATGGAGCAATAACCCTCGCTGAGCCAACACCATCAACCTCAGTCGCCCATTGTAGATAATGCGCTACGTTTCCACTAGTAGCCGGATTCTTTACAGACTGCAAGAGCCTTGCTAATAATGCAACGTCCGATTCCTCGTCTACCCCTCCGGTCGTTGCCGCGGAGTTAGTAACCATGACTGCTCCCAGTATTGCTACAGAGATAACGCCAATCATCCCTGCAAGTACATTTCCTGTAGATCCGGTTAAAATTGCTTTAACAACTACGTCTACTGTTCCGCCAGAGAGAATCGTTGCTGCAGATACCGTCTCAAACTGTACCCCGCCATTGGTCGCGAACAATGATCCAGCCGGAATAACTGTATTTTCTGAACCAGTTATGGTTACGGTCCCGGTAGAAACCGTAGCAGATTTCCTGGTTAAGCCATGCTCCGCAGCCCTATAATCAAGATATTGTCCGGAAGACGTTGGTGCAAAACTTAAGTTTAGGACACGATTCAGCTCCGTATAAGCTAAAGCTAGCTCGATTGCCACCGGGGATAGAGCATCATAAGTAATACTACCCTCGGACTTGTCAACATCGTTGCTGGTATTACCAAGCATACGTTGCATGATCGTGCTTTGAGTCTCAGCTTCATACACTTATTATCACATCCCCATAGGTTGTTGTTGCTGTAAAGGTAACAGACGTTTTACTTCCATCAACCCCAATGTCGATATTTTTAATACCCGTGACATATGAGTTTATCAGCAACGATTCTTTCAGATACCGTTCAAGTTCAGCTTTTAAAGCCCCACTTGAGAGTCCTTGGGCAATTAATGATTCTAACTCATTCCCGAAACTCTTGGTATATGCCCTGTATCTGCTTTTTTGAGTCTGCAAGGATTTCCATATCCACACCTTGACCGCTTCCTTGCCAGTTTTAATGACGTTTTTACCATCAACGAGCAGGAAATCATTGTTGTCGAAATCCCATGCGTATTCTTTGGCAAGTGGTAACTCTATCGAGGCTGTCACCGTGGCTTGAATAAGGTTGCTAATGGTTATAGTTTCCGATGGGAATATGATCATGGGCTCACCAACCTTGCTAACACGATATAGGTCTGCTCCTCGTCTTCAAGCGTAGGAATCAGAGCGACAATATCATTGACCTTTAGCCCATCCGTTAAGGTAATATCTCCATCCGGTATACCAATGCTTGTAACGCTTTCCTCTGTTGTGCTTCCACTGGCGGGGGTTGTCGGGATGGTAATTTTCCGCGTATAATCCAGGATCAAGTAATCTGCAACTAGGATGTTTTCTTTCCCGATCTGTAGATCTCCGAGCTTAATGGTCAGTGGATCGGCGGCTACAACTACGCCCACCTGGACATAAGGCGTGTTATTCTTTCCCCCTTGTGTTCTCATGTGATTAATGATTTCGCTATATGGGTTCTTGATAATATCACTCCTTACTATCCATGACGTTCTTGTAACTTAAGTTTAATGACATCGTATATTTTCCTGTACCCGGTTCCCAGGTGTGGGTATCCCCGTCGATAAACATCGTCGCATTTTGTAGGGTGCTGATATAAAATATTTCGGTGCTTACCGCGTAACCTGTTCGACAGTCCCAATTTCCCAAGGCCGGGATAGTTACTTCTCGCTGTATGCCTGTCAGCATCCCGTTAGCAACTGCATTGCTATCCTTGTCAGCCTCTTTGGTGTAGTTATCTTGGATGAGCCCATAATCGTTGACCCATGATCCATTGCTGACTTCTCCAAGATATTTATTTTCACTGTCGTAAATTTTAACCTTGTTGAGCATTCCATCCATCGTGTCATGGTAGCTAGTGCTTAGCATGTTGTTCCCTTTGCCGTCAAGCTGGGATTTCAAGGTGTAATCCGCAACAACTTTTCCCTTTTCAATTACGCTCAGCTTTATGCCATCCATGACTGGGATGTATTTCTTGCCGTTTGTCTTGCTTGCCTGGGTATACATTTCCATGATGGCCTCATAGCCTGTTTTTTGGGCTATGAGCCTGTTAACTTTAATTCCGGTGCTTGCTATACCCCCAGTTTCAATTCCAAGCTCGGAGCATATTTTTTTGGTTGCATCTTCCGGAGTAATGTTCACAAAATTATAAGTCACCTTGGACTTCGTTAGGTAAATCAGATAGTCATAGGCGACAAAAGGCAGATCTTCACTGGCTGAGTTTATCGTCCTATCCCAAGCAATACCCCTAAATATCTCTTTGCCATCCAGTAACAACCAAACCTTTGTCCCTGGAGCTATTTGAGTTCTAGGTTGGTTGCGATCCCATATTGGATAAGCAAGCGTGATATCTAGCTTTCTTGCCACCTGCGCTTTGTCACCCGAGCAACTTATACTCTTGATTACGTTGGTTATGTCGGTTACGGCCCCGTTGTAGAGACTGAATAATTGAATCATAAGGCAATCACCTTGTATTCCTTCAGGTTAAGAGAAAAATACACATCTCCTGTTCCGTCTTGTTCTCCGTACTGAAAGTCTTCAATAGTGCACTCTATGTTTATGCCTGTGCCGGTAACTAAGTATCGTACTGACTTCCCATTCTCCATCCATTTTTCAATGAGGTCCGTGCACTCCTTAGGAGTTGGGAAAGTACTATATTGGCAAAAACTATAAGCTTGGTTGGGGAAAAATGAATCTATCGTTGGTATCTCTGCCAACTTAGGTTTCCCTATGAAGCTTACCTCTCCTAGTCCTTCCACGATCACAGTGCTGTTATTTAGTGCTCTCTTGATGGCATAGTTTGCAGGAGGTACAGGGAGTTGAAGTTTTTCTGTATTCTGCATTAGCCAAAATTCCATTGCCATACCTCCATTAAGCCATATTCAGTGCTGTTGCTTTGATCTTTAATGCCAAAGCATTGGCGATCTTGTCTATGTCCGCCTCTTCCCGGACTATAATCATGTCTGCTAACTTTGCTATGGATATACTTCCGCTACCGGAATTCACGGAGGATTGATGATTCTGCACCCTAGACCCTTTGGGCAGTGTAACCTTCTCGGGACCATGCTCACCTACCCAAGTTTCGCCACCACCCCAGTAGCTTGTACCAAGTGCGTTTCTTCCTGCTCGCATACCGTCCGATGTGGTGTTCATGGAAACATCTAAATGCTTATCTGCAACTTCAGTGTCATTCCACTTTGTTAACCAATTCCAAGCTTTCTCTACCCATGTGCATATATCTTGCCAGTGGGTCACGACCTCATAGATTGCTACACCCAGCGCCGCGAGTGCTAATATAACCACCCCGATTGGGTTGGCATCCATAGCTGCGTTAAATAACCATTGTGCTGCTGTTATAATACTCGTTGCTTCAGATGCGCTGATAATACCCAGCCTTTGGGCAACAAATAAAGCCGTTTGAAACGTGATTACTGCGACTGTTTTCCACGCTTGGAGTGCAAAGGAAACCAGAGAGACAATCATTTTCCCTGTAAAAATTGATGCCGTTATGGCTGCCTGGACTCCGGTGGATATGATCGAGGCTATAAGCCCTACAACTATTTGCCCCCCCGTAAGTACCGCTTGGGCTCCTAAAGCAATTAAAGCAGGTCCGAATACAACGCCAAGGGCTATGGCAACATTCCTTATCGCAACCTCGTTATCTTTTAAGACCTTTTTGAAGTCGTTAAACTTTTTCTTGACTAGATCCCAATGGGTAGCCACCAAGACTGCAGCAGCAACTAAAGCAAGTAACACTATTACCACAATCACTCCCGGAGACTTTAGGTAATTAAGGGCTCCCCCAGCTCGACTTATTGCTAGTGATAATTCAGAAAACCTTTTAAACGCGTCACCTATGGTGCGGGTTATCTTGCCAACCATGAGTATTACAGGTCCTACCGCAGCAGCGTACATAGCATATTTAACAATTGCTTTCTTTGTTTCCTCGTCCATGGCGGCAAAGCCTTGAATTAGTTCGGATAATTTATTTACTAATGGGATTATCGAGGGCAGTATATATGCCCCAAATACGACTCCCAATGCATGAACGGATTCTTCGAGTTCTTTAAATTTATTTTGAGCCGTGTCTTTCATCGCGTCCGACAGTTTCTGAACTTCTCCCGCCGCACCATTAGCATTATCCGCTAGAGTAGTTAAGTAACCTCCACCCTTGTGGAGTAAAATATTCCACGATGCAAGAGACTCTTTCCCGAAAATAGTGGCAATAGCCGCTTGCTTTTGTTGATTGGTATATCCTTCTGTTTTTTTCTCGATCTCGTTTAGGGTTGTCCCGAGATCCTTCATATTCCCTTTGCTATCAAAGGCGCTGAACCCCATTTCTTTAAGTGCTGTCTGCATTTTCTTTGTAGGTTTTGCAAGGTTCACTAGTCCCGATTTTAGGGAAGTTGCTGCCGTTTCAGCGTCAACTCCGTTGGATTCAAGTATCCCGATTGCGGCGGCTGTCTGCGTCATAGGAATGTGTAAGGCTGCTGCAGTTGATCCAGCTGTGCTAAATGCTGAACCAAGGGAGGTTATGCTCGCTTTCGTGTGGTTCGCAATGTAGGCAAAGGCATCGGCCATGTGAGCCATGTTTTGGGTCGTTTTTGCAGCATCATTTGTTTTCATCCCGTATGCTTCCAGGCTTGAACCTAGCTGATCCACTACGGTTGCTAAATCTTCATTTGCTCCCCGCGCTGTGAGTAGCGAGGTTCCCATGATACTCATGGCCTCTCCCGCCGTATATCCATCCTTAACCAGTACGAGTAATCCCTCGTTTATCGTTTCCGTAGATTGCCCAAAGTCCTGTGACCATTTCAACGAGGATTTAGACATTTCTGCCATCAGGCTGTTCGTTTGGGTAGTAGTTATTCCTGTTGCGTCAACTTCTTTTCGGATGTCCGCCATTTCGTGCTGAAATGATGTTGCCGCTTTAGCCGATGCCGCCGCCATCCCCACGATCGGCAATGTGACTCCTACGACAAGGCTTTTTCCAACCTTTTCTACACTTTTACCCACTGCAATCATGTTACGGCTCATAACATTTGCTTGTCTCTGAAACGCCGTAAGATTCCCTGTTACATTTCGTAACGTTGCACTGAATTGATCTCGCAAGTGAATAACAGCATCAATCACATGGGCCATTTAATCACCCCCGTCCTGTGGGTTTACTCGGTTTCTTTCTTCGATCTCAAAGTGCATAAAAGCCTGGAGAATCTTCTTCTCGCCAGGCTTTTTATTGTAATACTCACTAGGATTCATGTTTTTGAATCTGAAAAGAAGATAGGCTGTCTCAACATTCCTATCTTCCGTGATTAGTTTTTTATGATTTCTTCGTCCTCGTCGTCTTTTTCATATCCAGATAACTCATTGATACCGTTGTAAAGATCGTCGATCTCTCCGCTCAGGAGTAACAATTTAATAAGTTCTTTGGGTGTTGGCACTCCGAAGTGCGCCATTACCTCTTTACTTTTGAAAACATCCGGGCAGCCTTCGATGATGATTAGGGTTTTCATGCTGTACATATTGATCTTCTTGACGTCGCCTTTGCGGATCTCCAGAGCGCCTTCTTGGATCTCTGCATATTTCTCCGCATCGACTGCTTTACATGGGAATTCGAGAGTATCATTTATTTTCTTTGATTGGATAATGATAACCTTCGTTGGAGTCGCTATTGTCCCGGCATCCAGAGCTAATAATTTATCTACTAAATTCATAACATATCCCCCTAAATAAAATTTAAATCCCATACTATATCAAGTCCAATAAATCCCAATCTTGAAAAGTAAACGGCACTGATTCTTCGCCGTTTTTCTTAGCTTCCCAATCTACAAGAGTTAATTCGTCGAAGGTTACGCCCTTGAGAACGATTCGTTCCGCTCCTAAGCTGTCTGGATCATCCAAATTGGAGATAATGGTATAGTCAAGAGTTTTACCGTTCTTGATGCTGACACTGTTGGCCCTGATCATGGCAGAACTTACTTTGTGCATTTTCAGGGTTCCTTTAAGCTCCATACCCGAAACCTTCTGCCCATCCACGAGCGATCCGCACATATTGACTGCTGTTTTCTTTAGAGAAACTTTAGCTTGCAACGCGCTCGTCTCAGACATTTTATCGCCGTTAAGCCACATTTCACCCCAGGTACCGCTAATTACCTGGCTGCCTTTAAAATTATCCACGTATCAAATACCTCCTATAAAAATAAATTCAGAATCAAATCTTCCATTGCATCCAAAGGCTTTGTTGTGCCCGTCAATAGAACGGATGACCCGGTGTTTGCTTGCTTAATCTCCGCGCTAGTCATTAGGCTGGTATCTATCCCGATTCCTCTGAGGTACAATCCTTGGGCCTCTACGTCTACTTAACACTGTTCTTTCCTTTGTCTAAAAGCATTTGATTTCTCTAACCCTTCAAGGTAGGCATTAATAGCCGTGATAAGTAAGCACTTATGGTCATAATCGTTCGGAACCTTGCCAACGTAATTATCGTCATAAGTCTTTTTTATGTCGTTGTTGACTAAATCCATAATGTCGACAATTTTGATCTTCTTGAAGTCAGCACTCTTGTCCGGAATGATAGTAACCAGGCTATTTACCGCCCGTGCGATCTTAACCTTTTCGCCGTCATTCATAAGGACAAGTTTACCGGCATCAATAAGTGTATTGAATTGTGCTTTTGTTGAATGAGGAACGTCCAAAACCTCCGATAGCACTTGATAGGTAGCACTCATGGTTAATGGATTTCCAGCCAAGATGCCCGCTATCCTACTGCAGTAATCTGTGGCTGCTACCGTTCCCCCTGCTGTAATAATTCCGTCTGTGGCGAAGTTTATGACTCCCTCGTGATCACTTGCTGTATTAGGCAAGACCATTTTAGACTTAATATCCTTCGTATCTCTTAGACCCTTGATCCACGTCGCAAACAACAAGGCATCTGACAAACCAATTTCAGGTACGCACCCATAATCCCACTTAACTGTTTCTAGGTAGGTCATAGCAGCCGTGTAATTGGCGGCATCAACCGGCTCGACATATACGATTAAGCTAGTGGGAGGTTGCACTCCACCCATGTAGGCCAGGTTAATTTGGTTAAGATTATACGCCGAATAGTCCTGTGGGATCATTGCTGAATCCGTATAGACGTTAGCCCCATTATGCAACGCATCTTTTAGAACGACGGCAACGACTCCTCTTGCTCCTCTTTTAATTGCACTTATGGCTAAGGATTTAAAAATTACCTCTATGTTGGGAAGCCCCATGCTAATTACCTCCTATGTTTAAACTTAAGCCGGTTGCTTGAGACGGTTCTGCTTCTGGTGTGTTATCTACGATCTCGTCATAATAGTTTAAGTCGAATTTAACAGAGTATATATGATCATCCTCGTCGATTACTTCTGCCCGGAAATTCCTCACTAATAGTTTTCTGTTCCCTATGGTCAGTATAGGCGTTAGGATTCCTTTCAGAGTGTCGTACATTTGAAGATTTTCTAGGTCTGTTTTATTTGCGGAGAAGTAAACAATTTCAACCATCAAGGAATTTTCACTTGTATCTCGCTTGAAGGTATCGCTCGTAACCGGAATTAAGTTCACAAAAAAACAAGGTCTAGAGAATCCCTCTTTGACCTCGTTCCCATATGGAGGCTTTAACCCAGTGGGCACTAATGCATCATTAATAGCTTTCTTGATGTCTACTAGCGTAATCATCACACACCGCCCAATATGCCGTCTAGCCAAGCCCCTACCGCTGCTGGTATTGCCTGATCTAATTCGATCATAGCCGTCTCTACCATGTGCTTTCCAGGTACGAAACCAAGCGAAGATCCGCCTTTTTTATTCTTTATCACGTGTCCTTTTTCTACAAGATGAAAAAGCGGGCTCGTATTCGTCATGGTTATGTTTGCTCCGTCTTTTTCGTAATTCACCTTAGAGAGTTTGTACTGACTCTTTAGGTGTTTTTTACTTGCTCCGGTTGGAGTTTTTTCCTTGGCGCTGGCCTTTAAGGTTGCGCCTAATTTCAGGAGTATTTCTTCCTCCTTGTAGGGATACCTAGTTCTTACTTCTTCAAGTTTAGTTCGGATACTATCCATTCCACTAAACCTAATTTCGAAGTCCTCAGCCATTCTTAATCACCCTCTCGATTGCCATAATCTCAAGCATTTCATTATGTTCGAAGGGATTAATGATGTCTCGGATAAGGAATATTCTGGTCTTAAATTGTATCGTCATGTCGGGTGTTACGTCAGCCAGATAGCGAATGGTGAACTTATAGGTTAACTCAGCTTGGAACTTTTTCGCTTCCACATAATCCCTACCTGTAGTTGGGGACACACTAGCCCACACTGTTTTTAAAGTAGATGGAGCTAGTATCGTATCCCCCGCTTCGTTTGTACCCTCAACCGTTGTGAGTATAGTTATTCGTTTGTTCAGCTTTCCTGAGTTCATAGTGTCACCACCGGGTCTACCGTCACTTGATTATATTTAATGCTATAGATAAGACTTTCCAGTGTGAATGCGATCTTTTCTGCCACCCTTCCGATGGCGAATTGCATCCTGTTATCGTACCAGTGGAGGATCAACATTTTCACGGCCAGTTTATACAGATCGTTTGAGTAGTCTACCGTTATCCCTGCGTTGGTGAGGTACGTTTCCGCTCCCACCTGTAAACTACCAATCAGGGTATCTTCGTCTGTTCCGTCAACGCGTAAATATAGCTTAAGGTCTTCTAGTTCCAATTTAATACCCCCTTAAGAGCAAGGGACCGAGGTTCCCTATAAAGTTATTCCGACCGCTTTAATGGCTGCATTTATAGCTGCTATAACCGTTAACGCTGTTGCCAAGTCTGTTGGGTTCGTAATTGCTGCAGCTTGGACACCGCTGGCAGGCGTAATCTTTCCGCCAGCTATAACTTTCAGCTCGCCACCGATCACAGTCCTATTCCCGCCTTGGTCCTCGTAGTTTTTTGGTACATATGGCATTTAATCACTTCCTATCTAATATTTTGAGGGTCCGAAGCCCCATTATTAAACGATTGTAAACTCACCATAGACCATTGCGTCAACGTCACCAGTTTGAATATCATCACGCACGATTGCGCGAATGTCAGTGCGGTTTTTGGTGAATGCAGTACCGCCGATGTTAGTGGCGAGCAAGGACATTTGCTGGCGGTCAAACAATGTGACAAATTCTTTCAGGTCGCCCATGAAAATAGGGGCTTTTCCCGCGATGGTTGGAAGTTGTTTGTTGGAAATAGTCACAACTTCTTTCGATACAACAGTTTTCCCGCTTGCGTTGGTAACATCTGTCTTCAGGATGTACTCGCCATCACCGTCCTTGAGGGTATCAAGGTAGTTATATCCGTCTTGGTTGGTGATAATGATTGCCCCAGCTGCAAGCATAGGATCAAGGGTTACGTTGATCGCTTTCTTAATGTCGTCGAATCCGGAAACCGCTACAGGTGTAAGTGTTTTGAGCTTATTTACGATCATCACGTTACGAGTGGCGATGGATTTACGAAGTAACCATTTTTCAAGATAAGCCATGAGGTTTTGGTCGGTGTCATTCATGAGATTGTTTGGAACTGGGAGAATACCGCCTTTATCTTTAATATCATAGGAAATATTCATAAACTGAGGAGTGGTAGTTCCTGGTACATCATCGCCCTCTGCAAATTCTACAAATGGAACGATGTCGGCATACTTCTCGATGACTCGCGAACCAGTAAGGGTTGTGACAGGCTCAACATTGACATAGTTCTCAAGGATTGGAAGGTCGCGTTTTAGTTCGCGAATCCGCGTTTGGATGTCTTGCGGAATGATGAATCCTCCATCTTCTCCAGTTGTACTGGATAGGGCTGCTTGAGCTTCTAATAGGCTGTTTTCAATCTCAGTGATCTTCTTACCTCGGAATGCTTTGAAGAATGCCGCTTTGTATTGGGCTTCAGGAGTCAATACTTTATCGTCAGGAACAACCTTAGGGATTGTGACGCGAGCCTGCGCTTCGATTTCCGCCTGTAAGTCGGCTTTCTTTTGGAGATTTCGAACCTCAACCATGAGCGCTTCGGCTTCAACGAGTTTGTCTTCTGCAAGCAACGCTTGTACTTGGGTCTTTTTACCGTTCAATGCCTCGAAAATAGCGCGTAATTCTTTTGTCAATCTAAAAACCTCTTTCTTTGTTTAGAGTCCTAGCTCTATTTCAATCTTTTGTTTTAGTAAGGCGTTCGGGTCTGGCAGTTCTTCCTTGGCAAACTCGGGAGCATGTTTATAACTAGCAAAAATGAGGGAATCCTTTACGCTCGCGACATATTGCTTAGTTTCTTCTAGGATAGTGATGTCGAAATATTCGCTAGCCATCTTTGCGTCCATCCAAGTTTCAGCCGCGAGCAATTCCCTCAACTTGTCCTCCGTCAACGCCTCTTTAGCCTTAGTCATGTAAGACCCTATCAGGCTTCCGCTCTCTAACGCGTCAAGGGAATCGGCCATCTTCCTTAAGTCATCTGCGTTAGCTGCCATTTGCCCCATTAATAGGGGTTTGTGGATCATTAAGGTGCTGTTGGCATACATGTAAATATTTGTTGCAGCCATTAGCAGAAAACCTGCGGCAGACGCAGCAACTCCGTCGATATAAGCGTTTACAACTAACCCCTTGTCTTTTGCTCTTTGTAACATGGACATCATAGCAACCGTTGTGAAAATGCTTCCCCCTGGGCTGGAAACGTACATATTTAGGGTTTTTATGTCACCGAGTTGGTCTAATTGGTCTTTAAAATCGGTGATAGTAACGTCTGTGTCATCCCATTTGTAGGACCCGGACACGATTTCTCCGTAGACATATAGCTCTGCTCTATCACTGAGCGCATTTCTAAAGTCCCAAAACTTCTTATTTGGCGCTTTCTTGGCCATATCTTTTCATCACCTCCTTAAACCATAAAAAATAACACCCATAAGGTGCTAGATTGAAGATCGCCACCTTTTACTATTGTTTAGGAGGCTCTGTTTTACTCGGTATCTTCGATTTATTCATTTGATACTCATCGACAAGAGAGACATTTACATGGTTAAGGTCAACGCGATGCGCGTCACCCTCAGGCCCGATGCTTTCCTTTTCTTCTAGCTCAAGAACGTCGTTGATACTGTACGCCCCAATACCTGTCATGGTCTGGTAGTAGGTCGCCCTGCTTGCTGAATCGCCCCTTAATGCGCTGTTAAGGTTGAACTTAACGTAATGCCCAGCATCCTTCTCCGTACAGAATAGCTTGTAGGAAAATTCCTCTTCCCAACTAATCAAAGAAGGTGCGATGCAATCCCCAACGAAGTCCATGTTCTGGCTTTCAATATTGGAGAATGTCGCTCGATCAAGTTCGGCAAGCTTGTGAAGCGGGACGTTGAATATCTTGGCTATCTCAGCCACATTGAACTTACCTGTTGCAATGAACTCAGCATCAGCCAAGGGCATTGAAATACTTTGATAGGTCATACCGGCATCAACAACCGCAACACCGCCAGCGTTATCAACCCCACCATTTGCTTTCTGCCATTCGTACCTGAGGGCATCTTTCGCTGGGGATCCAAGTTGTGCCGGAGTTGTGATGATTCCCTTAGTGCTTGTTCCGTTCTTGTAGAATCCACCGATAAACTTATTGCTGGCTCTCATTACCTCAAGCGTCTCGCGAGCTACAGCAATAGGACTCTTGCCGCGCACACCATCAAGGGAGAGATAAGGAAGCTTAATAATTTCCGACTCTTGCAGGCGCATTGTCTTGCTATTCAGTGTTGTAATATAGGTGTAGAGTCCTGTTTCGATGTCTCGATATGGCTGCGTAACGTCTGGATGTAATAGCCATAATGCAATAATTTTTCCGTTTCTAGGGTCTGGTTCCATGTAAACATAGGCTATTCCCCAAAGGTTTTGATGGACTGATAACGTATGCTTGAAGGTGAACGGAGTTGTGAATTGATTTGGCCGCACTTCAAGAAGTTTTGCTACTTGATGTGCTTTGTCTCGTTCCCTGCCGGTTGGTGTGGTCTTAAAGACTTGCATTGGTAGCTTTGCGATTGCATTTGACTTGATATTGACGCATGCATAGACCGTTGCAATCTCCAAGGAGTTTACTGCCGTGATCTGTTCGCCGCTTGAGGTTGTTACCCCCCCGCCAAAGAGATCAATTAGCCATTGTGCTGGATCCGTTAATCCGCTTGTCTCTCCGATGTTCTTGTTTCATTAGGAGCCATCTTTGTGACTGCATTTCCAATCGCCCATGTTAAGACAGGGTTATTATTGTGTATCACATTTCCCTTATACACTTCTTCCCTGAAACTCTTGGTCGGTTCCCCTAACGTCTGCATCCCCTGCCGAATGTCCACGCACGTATAACCTTGATTAGTCATTTCAGTACCGAACATTGTCGCATTCCATTTGTCATAACAAAGTTCTTTGGGGATGAATCCGTATTTTTCATTGGTAGAGTTGATGTACTCAATTACAAAGGCATAGTCCACGACTTCACCTGGTGTTAATGTGATCCATCCTTGTTTAACCCAAAGATCATAAGGAACTTTGTCTGTTGCCATCTTTTCATTGAGTCGTTCTTCAGGCATGAAAGAATGACACAAAGTAAAGTATTTTTCCTCTATCTTGAACTCATGGGCCACACTGGTTAAGTCCAACGTAGAAGATAAATCGTTACCAATGATACATTCTTGGTCCCTAAGTATCTCCAGATCAATTTCTTGTCCACATTTGGCCCACTTTGAGAGATCCATATATCCGAATTCCCGCATTTGAACCCAGACGTTTACTGTTTTTGTGAGAAAATCACGCATCTTTTCGGGTGCTTCAAGCGCTAAGTTCAGCCTTTTACGGATGGAATCAACACCCTCTGGATAAGAGCAAACAATTGGGTTAGCTTTTTCCCAAACTGATTCATCTTTTATGTCATCATCTTTGTCTAATTCGTTGATCATGACGAAATAATTTTCATTCAAGTAAGGGTTATCAGGGTCAAGGATATGTGAGACGAGCTTATACTCTACGGAATAGCATGGATTAGACAGGTCAAATCCAGCAGTAGTAATGATCATCAGTAACGGCTGTGGTCTCGCGACCATACCACTATCAATGATGTCATACATTTCAGACGTTTTATGAGCATGGTACTCGTCAATAATTCCGCATTGAGGATTAAGTCCATCACCAGTCTTTTCATCCTCTTTGCTTAGTGCATCCATTATGGACCCTGTTTTTACGTGCTTTATCTGACCGTATGCAATTTTGAACTTACCCTTTAGCTCGTGGCACCCCAAGAGCATAGCTTCTGTCTCTTCCCAAACTATTCGAGCCTGTTTTCGCTTTGTTGCTGTACAGTAAACCTCGGAAGCCCCTTCGCCAAATGCCATTAACTCATAGCTTCCGACACAAGACAGGCTTTGAGACTTGGCATTCTTACGGCCAACTTGCCAGTAGGCTTTGTTGAATCTTCGGTACCCTGTATCTCTGTGGACCCAGCCATATATATTTCCAAAGACAAACTTTTGGATTATGTGCGGTTCAATGTATTGGCCCTTGAGTACACCTTTACGGTGCTTAAACATCCTCATCCAATCGTTGAACCGTTCTGATTTTTCCTCGACAAAAACAAAAGGAAACTCTTCGGTTCCCTGTCTGGCTATATCGTTTAGAAATCTTTGGCAAGCCCACTTATTTTTAACGCATGCAACAACCTTACCCGCTATCACATCGTCGGAGTAATTGATTAATTCTTCCAGTAAGGACACTACACATCACCAAACCCTCTATCTGCCAAGGGATTAGCTTTCTCAGGCTCCTTCTTCGGGATGTTTTTAACCTTTGCCAGAGGATTAAGAAAAGATCGATCTTCCATTTTTATTAGGAGATCCATCTTTTTGTTGATTGCTGTTTCAATTCTTAAGATTGCATTTGTTGAAATCATGTCGAGCAATTGTTTTTGAACCCTGCTATCAAAGCGTTCCTCGCCTTGTATATAATCCTCTACTTCGTCGGGATCTTCACTTATACTATTGATCCTTTTCTTTCGCTTTAGCAATTCCATATACTCAGCATGGGTCATGCAATAACGTGCCAACATCCCGATATCCCCAGATGAAACAAAGTCAACATCTTTATAAATCTTGATGATTTCCTTCCAACGCTTGAATGCGTTGACATCATTCTTGACGTAATCAGGACACTTTAATGATTGGGTACCTGTTTTTATCTCAGCCGCTTTTCTCTGTTCAATCACCGCTTTGGTTAAGTGGTGGCTGCGTCCTTTTGCTAAAATCAAACTAGTTGGTTGTCCATTTCTACCGCCCACGGCCACCACTCCTTTCCCAAAACTTTCAAAAACGGATTTTTTCACACGCTGAGGGTGGCACCGACCCAGCTTGATTTCGTCGTAGAATTCAAAGGGTGGGGGGTTGTTAACCCTTTCCCCTATGAACACGTTGATGACACCCATTACACAATGGCACAAGGTTGCTGAGCACTAACCTAAGCAACCAGTTAGCCTTTATCTCTACGCGATGATGAACTACATCAGCAAGCGTCACCCTTCCATCCACCATGCACTGTTGGCACAGGCCATGGTCTCTGCTCATTACCATTGCTCTAATCTTTATCCATGCACCCGAGTGATAGAACGCTTGCTCTCTCTTGTCTGTCCTGTTGCGCTTGTACTCCGAGTGTGTCTCCTGTGCTGCATGTATATGATCAGTACAGTATCCGTTCGCATCCCTAGTTAGTTGTATGCATCCTGCTTGCTTGCATGGCCGGAATGCTCTTAGTGCCATTATCCAAACCTCACCCCTCGATTACTCCGCATCATCCGATCCAGCGCCCTGAACTTCTCTGTATCCTCATACTTAATCTTTGGAGGTGGCTTAGTCGTTTCTTTTTGCTTTGTATTCTTAGCGTCAGAGTGTTTACATCTTGGCTCAGACATCGTGCCACCTCCTAGATAAATGAACAATAAGAAAAGACGCACCTCTCGGCACGTCTTTGTATTTACTACCTTACTAGTATATCACCTATATCTTGCCAAAGAGTTCGGACTTTTTACTAACTCCCTGTTTAGGCGTTGTCTCAATCAATCCCCTTTGTGTAGCTAGGAATGCAAGACACATCAAGGCACTTTCTTTCCATGCAAAGTATATTGTCCTGCTTACAAATAACGCTTCTGCCGTTGACATGTTATCCTTATGCTTAAAATACTTATGCCTAATCAGCAAACTATATTGCATCGGCATAGTCGCTAGGGATTCCGTTATAAGATCCGTCCATCCCTTCTCTAGCTGTGCCATTCTTAATCCCTTACTTTGTGTTGTGTTCCCCATCTCCCCGCCTGAGACACTAACGTCAGGATAGTGAGATCCATTCATGATATCGTCACGCTGCTCGTTTAACTTCTTCAGGTTTAAGGGATAATCGTATAGCTCAGACTCTATCTTTCTGATTAGTTGATTTGATATTAACGCCATGTATCTTCCTCCTTCATCCACCCGCATTCCATACAATGCATACAGTCACCCGATCGGATCACTCCATTTCCTCCATTACGGGTTTTTCTCAGTCCTATGCTCATCGTCCTAACACGGCAGATCACAATTATTGAAGTTTCTATATAGTCCAGGATTGGGTAATTCTCCTCTGAAAACTTTTGGGTTAATCAAGGATGGTGAATGTTCGAGATATTTATAAACATCCTTCGCGCGCATCATGACCTTTTCGATAGGAAGATCCTTCAGCGTTTGCCAAACAAATTCCTTTGTGGCGCGGTATGTTGTCCCGTGCTCTAATCTAGTTATATAGTCGTAAAACTCCTCGAATTCATTCCTCGTCACAACTTTCCCCTCCTAGAAGTAAAAACTCGTCTGTTTCCTCTGATGCTTATCCAAATTTCCTATAGTCCTTCGCCTTCACGACTACTTGCCTATCCTTGGTCATTTCGTACAGCCTCGACACTACAGCGTCCCCCAACCTATTCCCTAGTTCCCTAAAACTCAGGTTAGTTGTGAAAATAGTGGTTAACTTACTCCGATAACGACCATCGACTATCCTAAAATATTGATTTTGCACCCATTCTGTTGCTTTTTCCTTGCCAATATCGTCAAAGAATACAACTGGCGTAGTTACTAGTCTCTTGATCCTATCTTCCAAGTCCCTTGCTTCTCCGAATTGGGATTGCCTAAGCTCGTCCATGAGATCCGCCGTAATAACAAAGGCTACCGGTATTCTGTGGGCCATGAATTCATTAGCGATGATAGTTGCAAGCATGGTCTTTCCTGTTCCAACAGTCCCCATGAGTGCAAGGCCTTTGTTGTATCCACTTTGGCTGTATATCTCAGGCAGCTTAGCAATGTATTCGTTGGCCGTCACGAATAAATTCTCGTTCTCAGGTGTAATGCAGTAATCTTTCAGAGTGTAGGCTCTTTGCTCTGGATCTATCCCAGAATTCTTGAACATGCGATTGATCGACTTTTGCTCTTTGCATTTACAAGCCTTGGCTAACCAATCGTTTGACTCTTCATCCCACACGACTTCCAGCTCAGTGTCATTGCAAATTTCGCATTCAACGTGAGGAAGAGTTTGAGATTGGCCATTCTGGATCTGTTTCTGCCTCTCCGCTTGCAATCGAGCTAGTAGTTTTTTGAGTGAATCCACTGTTGCCAACTCCTTTCACATAATCTTCAAAGCGTTTCTGCGGTCCAAGGAAAGTTGACCCCTGCAAAATGAACTGAGCATCTTTTCCACTCATTGCTATTGCGTAGTTTTTAGATGCTTTGATTAAATCATCAGGGCTTGTCCTGTTTTTAATAAGGGTTTTCCAGTTTTTAAGTGCTGCGGTCTTGCCTATCTTTTTAGGATATAGGCTCCAAAATTCCTCAAATCTATCCGGCGGAATTACTTCTTTACTTTCCTCTTCTTTACTTTCCTTTACTTTACTTTACTTTACTTTCCTTTACTTTACTTTGTGGCGATTCTGTCGCTTTACTGCTTAGTTTCTGTGTAGTTTCTGCGTCAGAAACTATTTCCCGCTTCGGTTGGTACTTAGACCGCATGTTTTCACGCTTTTCAAGAACTACGGAAGCCCTTTTCTTGATGCCAGGGCTGGTCAATACTCCTCTTTCCTCATACGCTTCTCGATCAAAACACTTTCGCTTCAATGCAGTTTCTAGCATTATTCCGAATTGCTGTTCAGTTACTGCTACCTTTCTGCTTAGTATCTGTGTAGTTTCTGCGTCAGAAACGTCTAGCTCGAAATCAGCCGTTCTGTAGATCCTTTCGAGGAGGATAAAGTAAAAAGCATAACCGTCATTTCCATACAAAACTCTGAGCGCTTCGATCTTCTCATCGTTCACGGCATCACTGTCGTGTGGGAAGTAATCCATGCCGTCTTTATGTGGCCTTGCCATCTAATCACCTTCGTTTCATGTGGAGGGCGATCGGAACCGCCTTTATCGCGTAGATTAATAGTTAACATTATTTTCTTTCGACAAACTTTGTTAAGAAGGACACAAATCTAATTAAAATTTACGAATACAGGGTAATTTGCAAGCAGATGAATACTTTGATATCATTTGCTTGCATTGGATTATATTGCATTCTTATAGTTAACCGCTTGCCTCTTTTTTCGACGCTCACGCTCTTGCCTTATGCCATGGATACGCCCCAATTCATAAACGTTAATCGAACCCCAAAGAGTACCGCTATTACCGGTATTCTTTTCATCAAATAACCGTTTGATGGTCTTTATGTGTTTCCAAGGCCAACGAGCTTGACCGAGAATTTTTAGAATTTCGTCAAATTCACGTGCCCACAATACTTCTTCCTCAGTTAATGCGGTGATCAGCTCGCCTTGATTGGCAACTTTGACAGATACTCGTTCAATAGGCTTGAGCGGATGGGTCCTCTCCCGCTCTAATATCCCTGCTTTTGTTTCCTCTTGGAGTTTTTTTAGATTCTCTGTCGTAGGCTCAATGCCCTGGTTGATGAGGAAACGGCTGTTGACTACCCTTGTCTGATCAAGGTGGCCCTCTAATGTGTCGATAGATAAGCTATTATTCCGCTGAAGTTGATGAGCATATTTCCTTCTTAACTCTTCAAGTTCTAAAGATTGGATCTTTTCGGTGTGACTAACTTGTGGTATACTTCTGTTGAAAGTTGTTTCTTTGTGGTCCGCTCGGTGCGCTAACACCGACGGACTTTTTTCTTTACCCATAACGCTCATTTCATTTCCCCCGTCTTTCAATATTTACTCGTTGTTCATAACTAGTACTAGAATAGTTGACCAAATTGGCAAGCGCTTGCGAATTTACATATCTCCAATTGGCATTACAGCTACTGTGACAATAATGTAACAATTTGGATCGCTACAACAATACATTGGATAGAGTACATCTTCGAAATTCCATTCGCTTTCTTTAACTTCTAACATTGGAAAAATATCATTGAGTATTGTTAAGACTCGATCTGCAGAGTTGGGTCCTATTGCTTTTATGATGATTTCAGTCAAAGAACCAATCATCCCATTGAAGTGAACAGAATCGATATCCGAGCAGTCAGCGAGCATTGCAAGTTCTCCAAATTGTTCTACTGTGATATTCATCATTTTGGCGTCATAAAAGTGCCACTGTCCGTTTTCCGAGATGCAAAGACTTACTTCGTTGCCATTCTCATCTTTGCACTCAAGGAGAACCCCACCAGCGTCCACGTTTTCATCCACTCCTAAAACGCTTGTTATCGTGCAACCCTTTAACGCCATTAACTCTTGATGATTACAAACTTCATGCATCACTATCTCTTTTTTCATCTTTAATATCCCCCTCTAAATTTATCTGGCTAAACCGTCACCATACGTTACCTTGTAGGTCTTGGTCTTTCCCACTTTGTCTGTGTAGACAATTTCAGCGGGGTTCCCATTAGTCAAAAGCCACTCCCTGGCCTTGTCTAAAACACTCTGAGTGTATTGATAAGTACTCCCTTGATGCCCGTTGCGGTCATAGGCTGTTATCAGTCGCTCGCTCTCGTTTATGTCGAGCTTGGACACGATTGCCCCAACAGCCTGAGCGTGTGGCAGTTTGCTACCTGAGTTAATTCCTAGTATCTCGGCCATTGTACCTAAATCGTAAAGTTCCGTTGCTAGCTTGGGTCTTGGAAGTACGTTCTTTCCTACGACTGCCTCAAAGCCGTTGATCTGAAGAAGCTCATAGGACTCTGGAGAAAGGTTTGATTTGCGTTTGTCAGCCTCTTCAAGAATAAAGCGAGATTGCCGGACTTGAGCATTCATTAAACGAGCCTGGGCATTTTTGTTTTTGGACTCAAGTTCTTGCAACTTTAATTCAACTAGACGATCATTTACGCGACTCGCCTTCTTGTTTCCTAAAAATGCCTCTGCAAGCACGTCTTTTGCGTTTAATTGATAATCTACTAAACGCTCTTGGACTTCTGGATTATCGATTATGTTAGCATTGATCTTGGCCAGCCAAAGAGGAAGGAAGTCTAGTTCTAAACAAAGGACTTCTTTGTTTCCGCCTGTAGTAGGTAGAACGATTTTTCGTTCCCCTTTAGAAAGCACGATATCTTCCTGTATTCTTTTTCTTTCAGCCTGCATCTGGCCCTTACTTAATCCAAGCCCATTACACACCCAACGGATACCAGCGAAAATCTTTCCATCATTGCATTTGATCGCCATAATCTCAGCGCCATTAAAATTAACTAACTTTTGTTCGACCGGAATCAAATTGCTCATGGTTTTATTCCTCCTAAACTATCAAGAATATCCATAACCTCTCTGTCAGAAGTGTATTTACTAAATGTTTGCTCCAGCCACCTGGCAGCTTGATCTTTGCCCATCTTGCGAACTTCTTGCCTAATTGCGGCAGCAGTTTTACCGTATTTGCGCGTTGCCAATAACCTGTAATACTCTTCCATGAATTGACTTGCCTTTGGATTCTTTTCATCAACCATTTCGATATAGCTTATCTTGAGTAGGCCGCGCGCCGATATCTGATCTTCAACTTCCTCACTCGCGGGCTTATAATCATCTCCACTAAAAAAAGGTTTACTGATGTTTCCTTTTTTCAGCCTCCGCATTGTAGTACTGGGAGCATCCATTTGGGCTTGATGAGAAATCAAGCGGACGTTTCTTTTGTAATCTGCGTCCATTCCACTTTTCTTCATCTCTTCTAGGAGGATGAGTACGCCTGAGGCTGCCATTGATATATCGGTAGCATCGGGATAAGCGAAATATTGATCCCCCGCATACATAACAATGGCATAGGGAGAAAAAGGGTTGTCCTCCTCAATTGGAAAAGTAAAAATTGTTCCTCCGAGTTGTTCCCTCAATTGCTTAGCCTTTGTTATCGATTGGGTTTGTAAATCGTTCATAAATCCTCCTTAAAACTCTTTTCAAAACATCTGATCGGTTAACTTAATCATCCATTGTTGTTAAACTATGTTATTTTTCGCAACACGCCAAATTGCTTAACTTCTTGAATGATTGGTGGGTTTCGCAGGTACTCTTCCAGAAGATCCATGTCAATTAGATACCGATTGCCTGCGCGATGACATTTAAGTTTGTCAGACTTTACGAGCTGACGAAGCCACCACTCTGAAATACAACTTGCTGGGTCATCCTGTTTAATTTGCTGGACCGCTTGTGTGATTGTTCGCATTCTGGGCATAAGCTACACCACCTTTTTATCGATAATGTCAAATAGTTCACTAAACGGAACTCCTAATGCGTTGGCTATGCGAACAGCATTTGCTGGCCTAGTAATATTTTTTCCATTTTCAAGCCTCGAAATGACAAGGTAATGTACGCCCGCTTTTTTGGATAAAGATGTGAATGTATCCCCTTGTTTCATACGAAGTTCACAAAGCTTATCCGAATTAACGCTTAATATTTTCATCATTATCCCCCCTTTCTTATAGAATATCTGTCTACAATTTGTTTGTAATATATGCATAATGCTACTTGTTAGTATTACACTTCACAAATTGCGACATTTATTTGACTTGATTCTACTACGCATTATGCATAGTTGTCAACAGCTATGTTGCACATTGATTAAATATGTATTAATATGAATACATACAAAGATTAAAGGGGTTGATTCGCCCATGTCTAAGATTAATAATTTACACAAACGATTAAAGGAGCTTAGAGAGGCCAAAGGTTTAACTCAATTGCAATTAGCGGAGGCCCTAGATATTGGACGCGTGTCTGTTAGTAACTACGAAAATGGAGATCGCACTCCTGACGCAGACTTGATAATTAGATTTGCTGATTATTTCGGTGTCTCAGCTGACTATCTATTAGGGATAAGCGAGTTCAAGTGTTATGGACAGGAATATGATTTCAGGAGAAAACTTGCCCCAGAATTTTTTAATCGTTACGATGATTTTACTAAGATATACGAAAACTTTAGTTCATCATTAGACCTCTTTGAGCTAAATGCCATGATGGTATCAATTGACGAAAACTATTCATCAATAATTGCACAAATAATCACTGGTAATGAAAAATATAGAACGTTAGCCTTAACTGCGCTAAACCAGCTTTTAAAAGCGATTACTTATACAGGTGATACTATAAAAGAAGACGATAATGACATGCGTGAATATATTCAGTTTCTCGATAGGTTGAAAGACTCTCCTCTTTATTCCTCCGATTTCGGACATATACAAGCAAATCAAACTCAGATTAGGTATTGTACAATATCTTTAAATGAATTCATTTCGCTTTATGTTTATGCACTTATCGATTTAGAAAAACAGAAACTAAATACGGAGGTTTAAGTCCATGGCATCAATCAAAAAACGCGGTGAAAATTCATACCAAATAACCGTTAGCTGTGGATATGATGGCCAAGGTAAAAAGTTAACAGAGACTAAGACCATTTCCATAGATCCCGGCCTCACTCTAAAGCAAGCCGACAAAGAACTTCAGAAACAAGCCACCCTGTTCGAGCAGGAAGTAGAAAATGGAACCTATCTAGACGGTTCCAAGATAACCCTTGCAGAATTCACAGAACGCTGGCTTAAGGACTACGCAGAAAAACAATTAGCACCTAAAACATTGCATCGGTATAAAGACATGCTTAAGTCGAGGATCCTCCCAGCATTAGGTCACCATAAACTTGCTAAACTGCAACCAACTCACCTTCTACAGTTTTATGACAACCTGGGGGAGGATGGGTATTAG